ACGACATCGCGTAAAGTCCTCTACATTGAGGGCTATGTGTACGTTGACATGGACGGCGACGGAATCGCGGAACTTTGCCGCGTCTGCGTTGCTGGCACGGCCAACAAGGTACTGCATTGGGAACCTTGCGACTTTATTCCGTTCGTAGACTTCTGCCCCGATCCAGAGCCACACACATTCTTCGGTATGTCGATTGCCGACGTGACGATGGACATTCAGCTTATCAAGTCGAATATCCTTCGTAACACGCTGGACAGCTTGGCTCAGTCGATCCACCCGCGCACGGGTGTTGTTGAAGGCCAAGTCAACATCGAAGACGTAATGAACACCGAAGTTGGTGGCATCATCCGTATGCGCGCACCGGGTATGGTGCAGCCGTTTGTGATGCCGTTTGTCGGGCAGCAAGCCTTCCCGATGTTGCAGTACATGGACGAACTGCGCGAGAACCGCACAGGTATTTCCAAGGCCGCGTCTGGCCTTGATGCGAATGCGCTTCAGTCTTCAACCCGCGCTGCTGTCGCAGCCACGATTACTGCTGCGGCGCAGCATATTGAACTGATCTGCCGTATCTTCGCCGAGACGGGTATGAAGAGCCTGTTCCACAAGTCGATGCAGCTTATCGCCAAGAACCAAGATGCTCCGCGCATGGTGCGTCTGCGTAATACGTTCGTGCCGATTGACCCGCGTGTGTGGGATACGAACATGGATGTCGTCGTCAACGTCGCTATCGGTACTGGTAGCAACGAAGAGAAGATGGCGTTCTTGGGTCAAGTCGCAGCCAAGCAAGAGATGCTTATGCAGATGGGCGCGCCACTGGCCGACATGCAGGGTTACTACAACACGCTGTCTCAGATGATGGCGCTGGCTGGATTCAAAGACCCGACTGTATTCTTCAAAGACCCAGCGATGATGCCACCTCCACCACCGCCTGCGCCACCGCAGCCGACACCGGAAGAGATGCTGTCTCAGGTTCAGATGGAAGCAATCCGCGCTGACATCCAGAAGAAGGCCGCAGAACTTGAGTTGCAGCGCGAAGAGATGCTGCGCAAGGACGACCGTGAGCGCGACAAACTCGATGCCGATATGATGATTAAGGCAGCCGAGATTGAAGCCAAGTACGGAGCGCAGGTCAACACGGCCAACATCGAAGCGTTGATGCAGCGCGACCGTGAGTTCCTACGCCAGCAGGGCGAAATGGAACGAGCAGCCGTGCAGGCTCAACAGGCCCAGCAAAACGCGCAGATGGCGCAGGCGGTTCAGCAAGCGCAGATGCCAACTGAAATGCCGATGCAACCAGAAATGCCACCAGAAGGAATGATGTAATGTTTGAAGACTATTACCTCAATGACCCCGCGCTACAGGGACTTCTGGCTGCTGCGGGGCCTATCATGGACACGCCTCGTCAAGCGGCGGTCATGCCAACGACGCAAGAGGTTGTTGCTCCTTACGATCTGAGCCTCTTGGCTGGCTTGGACTTAAGCGGTCTAGGCGGACTAAACTTCTCAGGCGTTGGCGGCGGACGGATGGGCAGTGTAATTCAAGACCCAAACGTACAGTACATTACTGCGCCAGTATCTAACAAAGGCAACCCAACGAGCAAAACGAGCGGCAATGTTTTTGCGGTAAGGACCGACCAGCCGGTGCGTCTTGTTGATCTGCGCACCAATAAGGTTATATTCGAAGGCACAGGCGTAGAGGCAGCGCGCAAAGCAACTGAACTAGGCCAAAACCTAACCAACACGCTTGGCAACAAAGCATCGTACAACATCCAAACTGCAAACCCATCCGGCGAGTACACGACTGTAGCCAACGAGAAGAAGAACAAAAGCGTGCTAGGCCAGATCGCCGACGTTGCGCTACCGATTGCCGCAAGTTTTATTCCTGGCGTTGGCCCTGTTCTTGGTGCGGCTTTGGGTTCCGCAGCATCGAGCGCGGCCCAAGGGCGTAGCCTAGAGAATACATTGCTCCGCGCCGGATTGGCGGCGGGGGGTTCTGCTCTTGGTGGCCAAATATTTGGCAAAGCTGTTCCCGGAGGCGCTGCCTCAACAGGCGGCATCAACGCTGATTTAATCCCGAACGCGCTCGAAGGACTCAGCTTCGGCAGTCTTACAGGTGCGTCAATTCCTGCGGGCGTCGGCGGCGCTGCTGGCGACATCATCGTAAACGCAGCACGAGCAGTCGCGCCTAGTCTTGTCGGCTCAACAGTTGGCGGTGTGCTTGGCTCAGCGGTTGCATCGCAAGTAGGCACGCCAAACCAACGCAACGTGGTTGACGGCATTGATCAAGAAACTGGCGAAATTGTTGTATCGACTAGACCAGACCCTATAGCAGTCACGCAAAACCCCGGTCTGGGGTCAGCTCTCGCCGGTCTACCTGCGCTCACTGAATTAGCTATGGACCCAACGCTAACACCGCCACAGCCTGAAGATATTGTCGTGAGCGGTAACCGCCCTGTACCAAAAACTGTCGTTCCCGATGAACTCGCGGCGGCTGGGTCTGTGCTTGCTGGTCTCGGCTTATCGCAAGTACCAACACCCGACAAAGCACTGACGGGGACATCGTCTATTCTTAAGAGCGATGACGTTCTCGGCACTGGCCTAAACCTATCTCAACTTATTTCCATTGGCGGTATCGGAACCAATCTTCTAGGCAGCCTTTTAGCTGGCGGCGATGGTACTGGAACAGGAACAGGAGTGCCGTATGTTTCCCCGTTCGGTGCAGGCGCGGGCGTAGGTATAGGCGCAGGCCGAGATATGCGCGCCAACCCAAACATCATAGACTACGAGCGGTATGGTTTTGGTCCGGAAGCTATGTTCTTCCAGCCGGGGTACGGCCTGCTTAACTCTGCGGCTCCTGCTCCCGCCCCAGCTTTACCCCAAGCACAGCCCGCAATGGTAACTAACCCTAGATACGAGCCGTTGATTTAATGGACCCAATGACAAAAGCTAACCACGCAAAGCGCCTTCTTGAGGATGAGATTCTCAAGGAGGCATTCGACGCAGTGGAAAGAGATATTTTTGAAGAGTGGCGTAGGTCGGCTCATACTGACTATAGCGGACGCTCTGACATGTTTCACACGCTCAAAGGACTTGAGCGGTTGAAAGCCCGCCTACAGGCAATCCTTGACGACGGCTTAGTCGCCAAATCAAGGAGTTAACATTTAATAAAGAAGGTGCTATATGACGGAACAAGTCGGCAACCCCAGTGGGATCGGCCTCCACGAAGCAACACTAGCCATCGACCAACTGCTTGGCCCGAATGAGGACAACCAAGATCAGGCCGAGGCGCAAGAGCCTGAAGAGGCTCAGGACGACGCGGAAGAAACTGAAGCCGAGAATTACTCGGAAGAAGATGAAGCCGAAGAGTCTGACTCGGATGAAGAGTACGACACAGAAGAGGTTATCGAACAGGAACTTCCTGACGATCTAACCATCAAGGTTAAACTTGACGGTGAAGAAACGGAAGTCACCCTTGACGAACTTCGGAAAGGTTATTCTCGTTATTCGGATTACACACGGAAAACTCAGGCATTAGCTGAAGAACGCAAGTCGTTCCATAGCGAAGCCGAAGCGATCCGTATGGAACGCGCTCAATACGCGGAACTGCTACCGGCGCTTAAAGCGCAACTTGAGGTGCAGTCCGATGCTGAGCCTGATTGGGACAATCTTTATAACGAAGACCCCATTGAGGCGGCGCGGTTAGAACGGCATTGGAATAAATCTCGTCAGGAACGAGTCGCTAAACTTCAGGCTATTAACACTGAACAGCAGCGAATTGCTGAAGAGATGGCCAGAGAGCAACAGCGGGCATTGGCTGACATTGTGCAGTCAGAGCGCGCCAAACTCACGGAAGTCATTCCTGAATGGAAAGACGAAAGTACAATGCAAAGCGAAGCTAAGGAACTTCGTGAATGGGCTATAAACAACGGGTTTAGCGAACGCGACCTGAGTGCACTTGTTCAAGCCAGTCACGTCTCAATCCTGCGCAAAGCGATGATGTTTGATAAGGGTTCGAAGAAAGTGGAAAAGGTGAAGGCACAGCCAAGAAAGGTTGCGCGGATCGTCCGTCCCGGTTCTTCAGGTTCTCAAGTTAGCACACGTTCGACCGATGTAAAGAATGCTTCTCAGCGCCTTGTGCGTAGTGGCCGCATCTCTGATGCAGCCGCTCTTTTGGATAAACTCATTTAATAAGGACGTGAACTAATGGCTATTGTAGCAAATACTTTTACCCGGTACTCCGCTATCGGTATTCGTGAAGACTTGTCGAATGTTATCTATAACATCTCGCCAGAAGAAACCCCGTTCATCTCGAACATCGGTCGTGAGAGCGTCAAGAACACCTACTTCGAATGGCAGACAGACAGCCTCGCTGCTGCTTCGGCTGCTAACGCCGCGCTCGAAGGCGATGACGTTTCCTCGTTTGCTGCTGTTAACCCAACCTCACGCGTTGGTAACTACACGCAGATCAGCACGAAGAACGTCGTCATCTCCGGTACGCTTGAAAGCGTCGATAAGGCAGGCCGTCGTTCAGAACTGACCTATCAGCTTGCTAAGCTGGGTTCGGAACTGAAGCGCGACATGGAAGCTGCTTTGCTTGCCAACCAAGCTGCTGTTGCGGGTAACACCACAACTGCACGTCGTACTGCTGGTCTGCCTGCATGGTTGACCTCGAACACCTCGTTCGGTTCGGGCGGTGCTAACCCAACTGTTGGCTCGACCCCAACTGCTGCTCGTACCGACGGTACGCAGCGTGCGTTCACAGAAACACTTCTGAAGAACGTAATCCAGAGCGTCTGGACGCAGGGCGGCACGCCAAAGATGTTGATGGTTGGTCCGTTCAACAAGACGGTTGCTTCGGGCTTCACCGGCATTGCAACTCGCTTCCGCGACGTTCCTGCTGGCCAGCAGGCTCAGATCGTTGGCGCAGCCGACGTTTATGTGTCTGACTTTGGTACGGTTAACATCGTTCCTAACCGCTTCCAGCGTGACCGTGATGCGTTCATCGTCGATCCTGATTACGCATCGTTGGCAGTTCTTCGTCCAATCCAGCAGATGGAACTGGCGAAGACCGGCGACGCCGAGAAGCGTTTGATGCTCGTCGAGTACGGCCTCAAGGTCAACAGCCAAGCCGCGCACGGTATCGTAGCCGACTTGACCACTTCGTAAGAAGGTCTATCTGGGTGAGGGGGCATAACGCCCCCTCATCTAACTATTGAGGGTTTTATGACTAAACGCCTTATCAACGACGATGCTTTCACCGGCGTCAAAACATTTTACGATTACGATGCCGAGAAGGACGAAGCCGTCATCTCGAAAGAGCAGGACGTTTCCGCAATCATCGAGCAGAACAAGCGCGAGTTCAACGAAGCGCCGGAACGCTGGGGTGAGTGGACAAAGGTTGGCAGCATCCCGATTTCAGTGTATTACGAACTTGAGCGCCAAGGTATTACTAAAGACCAAGAGCGCATGAAGAAATGGTTGAACGATCCGGACAACCTTTACTTCCGCACAAGGCCGGGGACTGTTTAATGGCAATTTCTACATACTCCGAATTAAGGACTACGGTCGCGGACTTCCTTAACAGGGATGATCTGACTGCGGCGATCCCGTCCTTCATTTCATTAGCCGAGGCTGCGCTTAACCGCCGTCTTCGTTCACCGGAAATGGTGACACGGGCTACCGTCACTATTGACGCGGAGTATGAGAACCGCCCATCCGATTGGATGGAAACGATCCGCTATCAGGTTAATACCAATCCAATCACGGTTATGGAATTTGTAACGCCGGAAGAAGCTATCATCCAGAAGACAAAGTTTTCTGCGGCTGGCGTACCGATGTTCTTCTCAACTGTTGGCACTCAGTTCCAACATGTTCCAGCGCCTGACGGCTCCTACACGGGCGAGTTGATGTACTACGCCCGCGTTGCTGGTTTGTCGGATTCGAACACATCTAACTGGCTTTTAACGGCCAACCCTGATATATACCTCTATGCAACGCTCGTTCAAAGCGCGCCATATTTGAAAGAAGATGAGCGCATTGGTGTTTGGTCTAGTATATTAGACCGCCTGATGGCTGAATACGAAGTTGCAGAGCAACGGGCCAAGACCGGTTCAAGTCGGTTGGCTTCTAGGACAAGGACGTTTGGTTAATGGCGGATACAACAACTACGAACCTTGGCCTCACTAAACCTGAGATCGGTGCATCCGCCGATACTTGGGGCAATAAGCTAAACACCGACCTTGATCTCGTCGATGCGCTCTTTGCCGCTAACGGCACAGGGACGAGCGTTGGTATTAACGTAGGTGCTGGGAAAGTAGCCGCTGTTGCCGGGACGCTTAATGTCACCGGCACTATTTCTGGTGGCATTGTCGCCCCGCTTGCCTCGCCAACATTTACTGGCACGGTCGGTCTGCCTTCGACTACGAGCATCGGCCCAGTTTCCTCGACGGAGATCGGTTACCTCGATGGCGTAACGTCGAACCTTCAGACGCAGCTTGACGCTAAACTAGCTATCACGACGGCAGCGTCAACCTACGCGCCGCTGGTCGGCCCAACATTCACTGGCACGGTTACGCTTCCATCGACGACAAGCATCGGCGGGGTGAGCGCGGCAGAGATTGTATTCCTTGATGGCGTGACATCGAATGTGCAGAC